ATGACAGCGGCGAGTTTGTCGTCCGCATCGAGGGCGGTTCGCATTACTACGCGGGCGCGTTCTATGACTTGGCTGACCAGACCGTTGACTTGACTGCTGACCAACCAGCGGGCACTCAGGGCCTCTATGTGCTAATTTACCTAGATGCTAGCGGCGTGGCCTCGTCCAGAAATGGCACAGCAATTGCCAGTGCCGCGATGCTTGATTTAACGGCGGATTGTCCGGTGACTGTTGCGGGCGAGCGAGCTTTAGCGGCTGTGCGGCTCTACGGCTGGCAGACAGAGATTGACGACGTTAACGACATTGTAGACTTGAGAGAAGCTAGCACAATCGCGCAGATTACAGACTTGCTCAAGCAACTGGCTTTGGTGGCGGCTGAGTTTGATTTCCTTTTGAGTCGCCATGTGGTGGAGGGTTAGAGATGAGCTTTACAAATACTCAGGCAGACGGAAGCGGTGTGTCAAAGTGGGATGTTAACGAGGGTGTAGCGCCGTTCATTCCCTCACGTGTGATTGACCGCTCAGAAGGCCACACGCCAGTCCAGCACAACAGCGTTATGGGTGACGGCCAGATCGTGGCGGCGGCGGCGGTCGTGTACGCTATCGTGGCCTCAATTACTGGCGGTGCGGCTGGCGATACAGTGGAGATTGTAGATGGCGGTGGCGCTGGTGCGGTTCGCTTTACCATCGTGTTTGCCGCGGCCGAGGAGACAATTTCTATCCCGCTGGGAGTGGGTGCTGCAAGCTTTGGTACCGATGTGTGGGCCGCATACGCGACAGCCGGCACAATCTACGTTTCTGTAACATACGACTAAAATGGACCATGTACACCCGTTTCGCTTATATCGTGGCACGTCAATAGAGCGGGCAGCATTCTCACCGCCTACTGAGTCCTACGGTATGAAGTTCTGGGACACTGATGAGGATGCTATCTATCGCTGGGATGGTGTAGCGTGGGTGTTGCCTGTCCCGGCGGCTCACGACATTCTGAGTACTCGACACGGTGACACAACACCAGCAGCGGTTGTGCGTGGCGACTTGATGACCGGTCAAGGTGTGGCCCCTGCTTGGCAACGGCTGGCGCATCCTGGTGTAGCAAAACTATTGTTGCACACTGACCTTACTGAGAGCGAATGGTTGGCATTTGACTGGGACGATGTCAGTATGGCACCAGGTGCCAATATGGTGCATCATCATTCCGCGGCGGGTGAGGGGGGACAGTTAGATTGGGATGACGTATGGTCTGATGCTGTACATACCCACGAGTCCGCAGCCGAGGGTGGTGAGGACATCAGACCAGATGCACTCGGAGTTAATACGCCAGTTCCGAACGTGGACGGTGTTATTGCGCAGGCCGAAGCGGGCGCGGACCCTGCTAGCGGTGGAGCTGGCACAACTCGGCTTTACTCAAAAGATGACGCGGGCCAATCCAAAATGTTCTACATGGACGACGCTGGCAATGTCTACGAATTAAGCGGCATCTTGGAGGACGTGACGGTTACAGTAGGCGCTGCCGGTGACTTTGCTACAATCCAGGGTGCTGTTGATTGGATGAAGAGTTGGTTGATAAAAGGTGCTTGTATTATCTTAGAGCTTGATGAGGCTGCCTACGATGAAGCAGTGTCTTTCGCTAGTATCCTTATCGCGCCTGGTGCCACCCTAACTCTGAGGGGAGACACCCGTGTTCTGCCTGGCATCACATACGTAGATACTTCTGTTGACGCCACAGACATGATGAATCTCAAAAATCTAGCCAATGGAGGCGACGGCATTTGCACTCTCTCTACCAACGTGGCACGTGACCAGATCACAGTTGTCGGCTCGATTGCAAATCCAGACTTTGATGCTGATGGGATTGTAGCTGGTGATCGAGTTATCGTGTACGCGGACGATGGAACCATCTATGAGAAAATAGTCAAGTCAATTGATCCTGGAGGGGCTGGGACAAATGTTATCGAAATCACTGTAGCTCTGCCTGCAGGTGCCAGCCTGGGCAATGACGGTACAGCAATTGGCCTGTTGCCGAATCGCGCGATTGAGAATACTACTGGCGGTATCTGCATTTTTGTTGATGCGGTGAAAGGTGTCAATATAGATGGCTGGTATCTTGAGACGACGAATTTTGGGATACACATCACTAACGGCGGACTGGCAATCTGTACCAATGTACTGACGCGGGCGGCGGTAGTAGGATTTGCTAGCTATCCGGGCTATGCATCCCTATTCGCTGCTGATGGCGCGTGCTCAGCGTGGGATAGTGCGTTCTACGGATTTTACGTTGCCCAGGCTTCACAGATTGACCCGCGTTTCTCTGTTGCAGTTGATTGCGGTTATGGCTACTATACCACGTACCAAGGATGGATGTTTGCTGACCAAGCACTTTCCACAGAGTGCGCTACACAAGGCTTCCATGCGTCTATCATGGCCGCTGCTTACGTTGGTGGTTGTTGTGCCAGGCAGTGCACAACGGGCTACTATGCGCAAGGTCGTGGTTACCTTTACGCGATCAATACCAATGCTAAAAACAATGGCAATGGTGCAGACTACAATCCAGCAGTGAGCGATGTGTGGGGTAACAACAATGGTTCAATTACGTGGACTTAGACTATCAGGAGGTTAACATGAGAGGACAACCAAGATTCCAGTATGAGCGCACCTATGTGCTGCTACCGCCTAGCGCGGGTGTGGCGTGGGTGGAGGCTGTGATCTGCGCGACTTGGGACGAAAAGCGTTATACCATCGGTGGCAGTGCTGACGATGCTGGTATCGGTGACCTGGACGTGCGGCGGGTGATCGCGGTCAATCCCGGCGGTTGGCCTGGTGATCTGCGCGCGTTTTTTGAGGAGCACTATCCAGGCGTCCAGTATGCGCCAATCGAGGCAACCACACCGGAAGAGTTAAGGCAAAAGCTGGCGAGTGGAGAGTCGTCACCGTGGCAGCAATACCTGCTATGGCAGTGTGATCCGCGATGGGAAGGTGAACGCTTTGGTGCAACTTCTTGCGCAAGCACAATTTGCCAAGATGGGTGTTACATCACTAACCTAGCAATGACACAGCGGATCTACGGCATTAAAGCTGACGCATCGCCTGTTACTGTAGATGAGGCTTTGGGACCGGGCGGCTACTCTAGTTGTCGTGCTCTATGGTCAGCAGTTGAGGCCCAGTGTAGTATCAAAATCCAATCTAGCGGGAACCTAGATGACCACCTCGCGGCTGGCGGCGTTGCCATGATTGAGGTGCTACCTACTTCATTGGAGCATTTCGTCTTGGCTGTCGAAAAGCAGGGTGATGACTACCTTGTGCTTGACTCTTGGCGTAACGAGGTTGCTTTGCTGTCAAAGCGGTACAGCGGTATTGAGAGTTTCAGACTGTTGAGCAAAGTTGAAACATCGCCGCCGCCACTACCGACCGGCCGCGAGCTTGTGTCGGTCCATATTCAAGGCAATAGTTCGGCGGCGGCTGACTACATCCAGCGTGTGCAACCTGCTGTGGTCAAGCTGGTGATGGGAATGGAGCGCGCGCAGTGGGTAAAGTCAGTCTCACCCGACACGCTTGTTGTTTATAGGCAATGGGTACGCAATCAGGGCGAGTTCTGGGAGGACCCAGACCCGCATAGAGGCGCGCGCCGTTACCTTGAAACCTTCCTTGATTCGCTTCATAGGAATGCGCAGTGGATTGACTACGTGGAAACAGTCAATGAGACCATAGCGACCGGTGACACCGCAGGGATTCAGCGGACGGCGGCCTTTGATGCGGCGTTTTGTGAAGCACTACAAGAGGAAGGATTGCCAGCGCGGCCGGTCATTCTCACTGCTGGCGTAGGTAATCCACAGCACGGCGACGAGGTGCGGCTGATGCTGCCCGCGGTGCGGGCTTGTGTGGCAACAGGTGGCGCGGTTGGTTACCACAGTTATTGGGGCGCTCGCGTTGATGGGTACTGTTCAATGTCCGATGCTTGGGAGCATTTTGGCGGACGGGCGCTAGAATCGTGGGACCCTGTTTTTAGGTCTGCGGGCTTGTATCCGCATTACCTCTTTGGCGAGGGTGGCGCGGTGTACATCAGCGGGGGACACATGCCAAGTTCAGAAGCGGGATGGGGTTACAAGGAGACGCTCAACGGGGATGCGCAAAAGTACGTGGCGCAAATTCTAGAATTCAGACGGCGCTTGATGGAATGGAACCAGCATCATGGCAATCGCGCGCTAGGTGCTACATTGTTCACTGCTGGCGGTGGCCAAGATTGGCGCCATTTTGAACTGACAGCGAATGTGCTGGGACCATTGGCGGACGCTGTGACTTAGGTACTATCCGCCAATCTCATAACAACTGCAATCTCTAGCACCATCATTAGCACCATCATTACAACCGCTTGCCAAGATGCTATTGCTAGACAAAAAAGCAAATAGACGCCATACCAGAAGGCAAGCGCCAAGATGAGGCTACCGCCGTAGATGAGTAGGACTAGAGAGGCGTGTTTTAGGTCAAGTTTGTCCATTGCTCAGTCCCTCAAACAGCGGCAACCCATCCAGGCATTTCCCATCATTCCCGTCTATGCCTTGCTCCCACTGGTCAAGCGCCTCGATTTGCAACCTTTGGCGTGACAGGTCTGCCAGGTATGAGTGTTTCAAATCCAGGCCGATGAAAGTTCCAGGGTAGCGGTTGGCGGTTTGCAAGCTGGCGAGCGCAGCGCCTACAGTCCCGGTTCCACAAAACGGGTCCAGCACGATGGAAGGCGCAACTTCCAACTCGTCAAGTGGTGGCATTGCTGGAGGGCCAACTTCCTCAACCCAACCGCGTTCAATCCATCGCTCAAGCAACACTGGCGGAACTGGGCGCGCTCCTGATTTGTCAGTTCTGATGTAGTGAGCAAATGCACTCCCTGCCTCCTGTTCCATCTCTTCCCTGTGTAATGAGTTGCGCAATTGCTCTGCATATCTCCTTTGCTGCCAGCGTGTGATTGGCCGTGTACCTTCGTTATCTCCACGCGGGCGATTGTATCCCGCTCGCCCGGTTTGTAGGGTCGGATCGTCCGCTGTCCGCTCTCCTACTGGCGTGTTGATAATTTCCCAATCATCAGCATCGGGCCACACATCGCCCGTGACGGTGCCGGTGCCGGAGCAGGCGGGGCAGGGGCGGCCGGTTTCGATTGGTTGGATGCGATTGCCAGGGCCCAGATTGCCAGAGTGTGCACATTGTGGGGTTTCATTTGCTCCCTCAATCCACTTCTGCCCAGTACGTGGCATGCGCGTCTCCTTCCCCGTCCCCCCGCACTTTCCACACGTCACCGGTCCGCGCGAGGGGGAACCGTAGCAGGTGCAGGAGGGATGCCAGGCAATAGTGGCTACTGCAGTTGATCCTCTTGGAAATTCTGACCATCCACTTGACTCGTCAAGCCCTTTTTTGCCGCTTCCCTTTGTTACTGTTGGATCATCGCTGCTCGGCACGAATTTGCGTTTTGTCAACCGCATCCACGGCTTGCCACACTTCGGACACACGCCTCTTTCAGAAATCGAACACCGAATCATCGGCGTCACCAGGTCCACGGGAAAGGCTGCGTAGTGGTTTAAGTTTGTTCCCTTCGGAGAAATGGACCAGACGGTGCGGCGAGTGCGGCCATTAGGATGCGTCACCGCTGGCGCTTTTCGTTTGGTCGGCGGTGCTGTTGCGCCATTGCTGTGCCCTCGTCCCTCTTTTGTGTCAAGTTCATAATCTGCCCAGTCCTGGCCCAAGAGTTTGTTGTATTCTTCCCAAGATGTTTCGCGTCCTGTCTTTTCCCTTACCGCATCCAGGTCCAAATACGCCCGTGTGCTCTTGTTGAGCAAGTAAACTTTTTCAAAGTCCCTGGTAAACCTACACGTCTGTGAACCAGGCATCGCGCTAGGCTTTTGCCATATTATTGTGTCTTCGTGCCGCCAGCCTTCCGCCACAAGCGCGCTCAGCAGCATCTCGGGCACGCTGTACCATTGGCGGTCTTTCGTTCGTTTGTCGCCGATGTTCAACCAGTTTTGTCCATCTTGGCGTAATACTCTGAACACCTCCCGGTACACCAGCACCAGGTGGCCCACAAAATCCATCACGCGAGGCTCCCACCCAAGCTCACCTGACCACGGCTTGACTTGCCATACAGTATCAAGGTGCGGACTTGGGCGAAATGTTACAGCAGGCCAGTCACAGGGACATTTGTACCGACGTTGTTTGTAGTAGGGCGTAGAGGTCACTACAAGATGCACTGACTTGTCTGGTAACGGTATGTGTATTGCGTTCGCTTGTGCCAAGATTGGTTTCATGTCGTCTCACAAATCATCAGCGCAGTTACACCATTCGTGCTTCCAACGTTCAACACATAGAAACCGCGCTCCCTCAACACCCGCTGCAATCTCCCAGCTTGCTTCGTTGGCACCCAATGGACTGACTCTGACTGTGATGGTGCGCGTTTTGTCACCTGCACCTGTGGCGCATCGGCGGCAAACCGACGCACAAATAGCAAGACTATGATTGAGCCAAGCCATAGACCGAATGCTAAACAAGCCAAAGATTGCCAATCCATTTTTTACCTCGTTTGTTCGCGCTGTTGCTCTGCCTCGATTTGTGCCTCTTGCTCAGCGTGCTCGGCTTCGGTGAGAATGACCTGCTGGCCTGTCTCTAGTTCCCTCACGCATGCTTCAGCCTCACACGCTCGCTTTTGTGCCTCATCGTACTGACGCATGGCCTCGTCGTAGTCCCATTTTAGGCCGGTGGCTTTCTGTGGCAGGTCGTCTATGTCGTCAGCATCTAGGCCAAGAGCGCGCGCAGCCGCAAACAGAAGCGCATTGCTCTCGATTCGTTGTTGTCTTTCTTCGGTAAGTTCGTCCAATAGACCAACAATCTCTGCACTGAAAATCGCCAACACTTTGTCAGCCTGGTCCCTGTCGCTTTCCTTTTCCTTTTCGCTGAGTTCGCTGTATGGCGTTTTCATCTGGCGCTTCCAACGCGCAACGTTCTGGGGATAAATAATGTGCGCTTTGTCTTTTCCTCTGACAGCGCCAACACTGAAAAGGTATTTCATCCAGTGCGCCCAGATTGCATGCTGGACTGCGGCTAGTCTTTCACGCAACTCAGCAGCATCTTGACCACCATTTGTGGTCGGTTGACTACTTTTTGTTGTCATCTCTGTTACTTTCCTCCTTTGGTATAATCCCACCAGGGCCAATTCCCACATACGCCACCAAAAACTTGCCTCGATAGTGCACCTCTCCAGACATGCCAGGACGTAGAACCTCGTACTCTACTTCTACGCCTGCCAATTCAGGGTGTTCAATGCGGTCAGCGGCTGCTGTCGAGAGAATGCCTTTTAGCATTTTGCCACCTCTGCGAATCGTGGTTGCGGCTCAAATAACTGCATTTGCGCTTGTGCTTGGTGTAGCAGATTGCCTATACTCTGACGTGGTTTCCAGGTGTGGTTGATCTCCTGTTCCAGGTCGGCGGCGATTTGAGCAATGTCAGGATGGAGGCGACAGAAGTTCAATACCTCGCGCGGCCGGCCCATGATGCAGCACCAACAACTGCATCTGGTGGCATAGTTGTATATTGGATTCGGTAGGATGCGGTAAGCACGGAGACAATCCCAGACTTGGCGTTCTGACCAGTACAACACGGGTCGATACATTGGATGGCGCGTGTTGTCCCCGGTAAGATCAAAGGGATTCAATTTAGACCGTACCTCGCTCTCCTCCGCGCGTTGGCCGAAAATCTTGATTGGCGAAGGTTGCTCATCACAATACAAATCGAGGGGGTGGCGTTTGAGATATTGTGTACAGTAGCGATACTGTGGACCCGGCCACTTACCCCGTGCTCGCACCAAATCAAAGAGTCCCCCACTCACTCCGCGAAAGCAACCGTGAGTAATTTTGCCGTTTCGACCAGGTGGCAGTGGCCTATCACCTGCCTTCACTCGCTTGATCTCCACGTCCAATTCCTGTTCAATGTAATCAAGATAGTCATACGTCTCAGGCCACGCCGCACCTGTGTCGCAGAACACAACCCGCACTCGCTCCCGTGGCAGATTATCCAGCGTCCACAGCAGCGTAGCAGTTGAATCTTTGCCGCCGCTGTATGCTACAATGTATATCTCAAAGTTCTGAATCTCTGGCGGTATTGCCATCTCGTTTTACCTCTACCTCAATTGCACTCCCTGAAACCTGTGCCATGTACATAAACATTTCGCGCAAGTCTGCCAAGCCGCCATCTTTTAACGATGCCTCTAGTTCAACCAGCGCGCCACGATTGTCTGGAATGTCTACGGTGATGGTGAGCATGCTAAATCCTCCAGCATCTTAGCCGTGATAGGTTCGTTGCTGTGATATGTCTCAAATAGGTTGGTTTCTGCCTCTGTGCAACTCCACCCAAGCGAGCGCAAATGGTTGACAATCTTGGCAACGTGTGCGCTTTCCAGCGTTGCGCAATCCCAGCACCAGTTACCCGCCCAATTCCCATAGCCCACCACGTCAAAAAGCAGGCCGTCAATTTCTAGCTTGCCGGGTGTGTAGCTGCAAGAAACTGGTTCACCTTCTAGGCAAAGATCCAGGTCGTCAACCTCAACCTGATCCACTTGACCGGTATGGTTACCGTTGCGCGGGTCATTGACTGCCAGCATCAATTGCATTTTCACTTCGTCACCTCTACCACTTCCACTCATCTTGCCATCTCCCTCAGTACCTTGATGCGTTCTCTAAGCGGAATCTTGTTTCCCAAATCATCACTGAACGGCACAAACCGGTCAAGGTACTCATGTGCCTCGATATACTCAGCAAGCAAACGATGTAACCATGCTTGACATTGTGCTTCGGCAAGAATCGGTATAGCTGCACCTTCTTCGCTCAGTATTTCAGCCATCCTACCCATGTACCATCTCCTTTATTGCCTCTTGCACTGTCACTTTGTGCAAATCTGCAAAAACGTCAATGATGTCAGAATGATAGCCGCATCCAAAACAGTGACAATGTTTGTCTGGGTAGAGTGCCAATGATGCGGTTTTGTCATTGTGAAACGGACAGTTAGTCATTGTCACGCCTCTGCGTGATCCGCCATTGACCGGTATAACATCCTCCCATCGCCACTGTGCCTTGACCGCTTCAACCGAGATACCGCAAGTCTCGCTCATCGCCTCTTCGTATGGGTCATAAGGCGCGCGCTCACGAGGTTGCCAAGATTGGACCGGCTCATACTCTGGCAACAGTTCGGTGATGCTGGCAATCGTGGCAATCTGATGAGGCGAACCGTAACCCTGGTACTTGTGACCGGATGGATGGATGCTAGGTGGCGCAATCGCGTAGCCGCCAGCACTTTTTATGTCAACCCGCTGCTCATTGCCCGGTTCACATTTCGTTTCACAATCGCGGCACTCAAGCGTTTTGACCGGGACCAATCTATGCACCGTCAACGCTTGGCACTTCTGGCAATAGTTCCACAGAATCGCGGCACCGTTAGTTGCTTCCTCAGCGTAGAAGTAATAGTGTAGACCCTTGCGTGTTCTCACCCGGTAGGTACTGTTGACTAGTTCCTCGTAAGAAGCATCTAGGCCAGCTTGCCAACCCTCATGGCGGTCCATGCTGTCAAAGTCCACAATCACAAGGTTGCGATGACCGCACACGACTGCGAGATTGTAGCCAAGATTCGCAAACCACGCTCTCAGTTTGGCCTCTGGTGGTAGTTCGTCCATCCATTTAGACCACGCCTCAAGAGCGGGCTTTTTGCTGCCTGCCAGTACTGGTATTGTGGCTATGCCTAGATTGTGCCACATCAGTGCGGTTTCAAGAACGTTCACCCGGTCAACTCCTGCCACGCCCTACTCACACACCGTGCCTGGTAAATCGCGTCGTCCAGCGCGTTGTGTTTGGTGCCTTCGCTCTCTACGCCATCGCAGGCGTCAGGCACCAGCGCCAAGATGGTGCGCACACAGCGGTTGTTCTTGTACTTCCACGGTGCTTGCAATCCTAGTGCGCGGTAAGCATTTGCCAAGATGACGTTGTCAAAGTCGCTGCCTTTGCCCCAGATGCAAAACTCTTCATCAACTCTGACCAGATGTGTAAAATGCTCAAAGTCTGACAGTGCCCCAATTAGTGAGAGGCGAGTCTCTGTCAAGGCTTGGCGCGCATCCTCCGACCGTGTTAACCACCACATGACGGTTCCAGCTTCTACATCTAGGCCAGCATCTTGGCAGCTTGCCAAACTCACGTTGTGGTAGAATTCTCTGCCAAGCTCACCGGTCGCTGGCTCAAACTCAACCGCTCCGATTGCCACTATCGCGGCGTTGCTGGTGGTGCTCATTGTCTCTAGGTCTAGCATTATGTGTTTCATCTGAACTTGTCTCCTTTTCTGTTTTAGTGTGCCCAGTGTAGGGAGAACCTACACTGGCATTATCCTGTATATTATACTCTCTATGCAATGTAAAATGGACAAAAAGCAATATACCATACTATACTAAAATATCATACACTACCTACACTAACCACATTATACCCTATATGTGGTGCTTCTTCACTATGCCAGCCACCATATATGGTGGTTTTCTCAGTGTAGGCAAGAACGGCTTTCCTACACTGGTTACACTCGTTTTCTGCTTCCCGTTGTTGCGCTTTGCTCATCTCTCAATGCCTATAGTTGCCTATTCAAACAAGCTTGCTGAAACCGATTTCTTCCTACACTAACTACACTAAACTACATCAGAGTTTCAACCCCAGACCGTACTGAACACCACCAGCACGGCGGATGGCGTAGTGCTTTAGGCGGTCCAGTTCATGACCAAAGTTTTTAATTGAGTGAGGTTTGAAGCCGTTATCTTTGCACCAGTCCTTATATGTAGCATACAAACCAGAAGCGTAGGCTTGCTGGCCAATCGGCGCGTTGGTAAAGCACTTCTCTGCTACAAACAACGCCACCGGGTTAGCCTCTTGCCTATACTGCTCAGTGGCCTGACTGACTTGGCTCGGCACAACGAACCGGCCGCGGTTTCTGAGACGGCGCAACCCATCCATGGCCCAGATAAAGATTCCTGGTAACTCAGTGTCAAGTCTTTCCTTTAGGTCAAGGATTTGTTCGTTTCTCTCAAGCTGGTGATTGAACGGAACGACCATGATGCGACGCCAAAAACCCGCACTTGTGTCTGCTACTGCCGGTAACTCGTTCATGCTCCACCAGAGTTTAACGGTAGGTGACAACACAAACGGCTCCTTGCGAATCTGGCGCACTATCATAGTATCGCCGGCCACTAGCATTTTGATGTAAGAGTCTGCTACGAGGTTCTTTGTAGCGTCCGCCTCCATGCAGACAGCTATCCGCTTGCCGGCCAGCAGGGCAAGCTGGTACTGCTCGCGGCCTAGAATGCCAGCATTGAACGGGACACAAGCAGAACCGGCCAACTGTTCAAGGATATGAAACAAAACGCCTTTCCCGTTTGCTCCTTCACCACAGCACCAGAAGGTGACGTGGTGGCAAACGCTGGTGGTCAAGCTATACCCGATTGCCTCTTGCACAAACTCCATCAGTTCCTTGTCGAAGTCTACTGAGCGAGGCTTGACAAACGTACTCATTAGGTACATCTGCCAAGTGATTGCCTGTGCTCGCTCATCGTAGGCAAAGGGTAGCTGCGTTGTCAAATAATAGTCTGGCGAGTGCGGAAATAGCTCTTGTTTCTCAAGATCATAGACACCGTTAGTCATGTTGATCAAACAATCAGAAGTATCCACTTGTGCCTCTGGCACAAACATCTTGCACTTGAGAATATTTTTGATTGAATTACACATGGGATCGGTTGGCTTGAGTCCTTTGCCTTCGTGAGCCTCAAGCAAGCGCACAACCTCTAGGCCAATTACATAGTCGTGCACTGGACTCCACACACCGTTGTCATAGCGGTGCCACTGACCGCGTGTGAACAGCGTGTCCATATAGTGCCTCCCTGCGTATTCTCTTGCCAGTTGCGTGTGTGTTGCTGTCTTTGTTTTAGTTGCCTTTTTAGTCTCTGCCTGGTCCATTCGGTTGCCTGTTCTCCTGGTCCCCTTCTTATGTGAATCTCTCAACTGGGAATATTGTAAAAATGTTTTGACAGTACTTCCAAGGTATGTAGATGTTTATAGTGCTTCTGGCAGCGTCAGTCTCGACAAAGCCGATATTGGTTTCTTTTCGGACTTTACTCGTATATCTCTGAAATGCTTTTCTAAGTTTTGGTGATTCACACCAGTAAAGTTCGCTTCTGCTTGGCGCATAGTACAGAAAATGAGTTGCTGCTGAGCGAGGTGACCAGCCTAACACTGCTGCTTTGTCAGGTGATGCGATATGGTTAATGCGCAGAACCTCAAAGAGAACATTGCCAGATACACCTAGGTGCACATCTGATTTGACTTCGATTAACCATTCTAAATCGCCAACTTTGCATAGGAAGTCAACATCTACTTCCCTATAGTCTAACTCATCACGCACGTCCCTAGGTTCTGTAAGACATCCAATGTTCTTGAGCCAAGTTAACCATTGCCAAGCTAATCTCTCTGCCTCTTTCCCATTTTCCATGTAATCTCCTTCATAACTGGGGTCTCGGTATCTACTCGGTTTTGGCATTCTTACACCTCGTTACCCCAAGATGACCACCCGTTGCGAGCATTGCGGGCGAAAAGTTCCACATAGGGACCGGGGTACATAGCCTCGACGAGCTCGTAAGCCAGTTCTGGTTTTCGACTATGCACGGGGCCTCGATCTGCCTCAAAACAACTGTCGGGCCTGGTCATTGGTTGTGGTGTTTCTTCTTTTGCGCCAATGATCAACAGTTCGTGCTTTGATTTGAGCCACCAGCCCTTACCACGCCCTTTGTCCTTAACCCAAGCCATGTTTGATTTGTACTCAAATCCCCAAGCCTCAATGACTTGTAGCGCTTCAGGTAAGAGGGGATTGGTTGCCCACATAAACAGGGCTGTGGTTTCTGCTGCCAATTCTCTAATTGGCAAGCTGCAAATATCCTCAACTGCCATCGTGGGATACTGCGACTCTGCGGCCTCATCAAAGCCACTGTTGTTGTACTGCCAGGGAGGATCGGCGTAAATCACGGAGAACTTGCCTAGAGGTAGGGGGGGGGCCTCTCTCATAAGAGAAACACGGATCTGGCGGCGTAGTTCGCTCCGGCTCCATTGATTTTCTTCTGCGAGTTTGAGCCAGTGGTCTTGCTCATCTGCAACCATTGGTGCAACTGTCTTGTGGTGCTCGAAACTTAATTTATCTCGCCGGCGAGATAATTCAATTTGCGCAGCCACCCACTTATCGTTAGCAAGGGTTGAGACTTTGAAGTCTGTCAGCTCTTCAACTTCTTTCCAGATTTCACCCCACTTTTCATCACAATAATTAAGCCAATCCCCAATCCACCAATGGACTGCCTTTTCCATCTGGGCCAGCTTGCCACCTACTGCGCACCAATCATCAAAGCTCAAGCCTTCTGGCAAATCTAGGCCAGTCGGCGTCCATCCTCCTGGTAAGCCAAGCTGGACGTTGGGTCGTGCAATTACTAGATTGCTCATCGGTTGCCTGTTTTCTCCTGTCTCTCTATGCCTGCCTAACAAAAAAGCCTCTCGAACTCCTGCCAGACGACGGACGGACGACGACAGGTTTTGTAGTGATGCGCTGGGCAAGCGCACCGCCGCCATCGTCTGGCAGGAAGCCAAGAGGCTTCGCGTACACCTGTCGTCTAATTGTCCCGTTCGTGGGTGCCCCTCCCACGTTTTCTATTGTACCAGAATAGGGCACAAAAGTCAACCTCTTAGGGAACGTTTTGAGGTAAAAAAACTCTACTCTACCCACTTGTAATTACCGCTGTTATTCACGCTCAATCTCGCTCCATCTTGGCGCACTGGCACTTTACCAATCATCCGCACATCTTGGCCTTTGACAGAGAAGCGCATCCCCGGCGACCAGTTGTCGTTTAAGACGCCAAAGGCAAGGTCAAGCATACTGAACGTTGCACTTGACGCAAATAAACCGGTCGGGTCGTGTGCCACGATGACGGAAAGCTCGCTCATCTATTTCTACCTCAGCAAAGAAACCGTGCTGTGTCCCGACCATCCCTCATCTTTAGGCCATCTCTGCAAGGCAATCTCGAGCGCCTTTTTGTTGGCCTCTTTGCGGTTGTCTGCCTCGATGTGAATAGGTAGGTGGTCAAGTTCCATGCCTTTGCCAGTGATGGAAATGGCGGCGATGGATGCGAAGTACTTCATTCTTTAACCTCTACACACAGCACCTTGCGCAATTCGTCCAGCAAATCACCGCGCAGTTCCACGCTGTCACCCTCGGCAATCGCGGCCTTGAGCTGGCCCAGCGCGTGCCATAGGTCTGCTTTTTTGCCATCCATCGGTGGACACATTGGCATAATTGCGCCCAGCGTGCCATCATTGCAGCCAAGTGGCCTCACAAGAACCGGTCCGTGATTGGACTGGCCCAAGTAAATTTCCATCCATGGCATGTCATCGCAAATCGCTTGCGCCAAGTTCCACAGGCGTTGTATGTCAAGTGTGACAATTGGGTTGTGGGTATGAGGCTGCATGCCAGGACGAATAAACACTTTCGCATCTAAATCCTTTCGGATTGCTTGCCAGCGCTCATAATCAATCCGGCCAAAATGACAACTCAATCCCGGAACTGTTACTTGCTTTTCGCCAATGATCAACGGGCCACCGATTGTGCGTGCTTCTCTGATTGCTTGCACCGGGATTGCACCATCTATATCCACCTCGTCAGGGTCCACAGGAATCTGAGCCGCCACAAAACCATCAGCGGCGTAGAGGTACCCATCGTGCAGATAGACACATTGCAGTTCCGGCCGATCTTCCTCTTGTGCACAAACCAAATCAATCTTGCGGAAATCTGAAGCGTGCATGCTAAACCTCCTTTGATTAGTACTCCCACCATCTAGGCAACCACTTTATATTGTGGCATGCCCATTCGTCAAATCTGTCAAACCAATGCCAATGTCGGTCTACCATCCAGCAGTAGGCATGATTAAGCAATCGTGGCATTGTCCAGCCTTCTTCTAGGTTGCGTTCATCATCATTGTACCAGCAGCGAGCGCACCAGTCTGGTTCTTTACACCGCCAGTCGCCACATTTCACATCATGGCCGACGAAGAAGCAAGCAATGGCACGGATGGGGCGCTGATGTCTTAGAATCCGGTCCCACAACCACAATAGCCACTCTGGTCGCTTGTCCATTTTTCACCTCATGAAGTACGGACCTGTTCTCTCTTCCAAATCTCATGGCGTATCCTTGCCAAGTCTGCCATGTCGAAACCGTGCGCATCCTCACAGGTTGTGCCAGTTGGCACACACAGGTTAGTGCTGCATGAATAATTCAGCGGCCCAGGGCATTTTTCTGGTAATGGCCTCTCAAGCCAGTCAGGGCTACCACTATAGCCAAGAAAGAAAAATCTGGTGGGGCAACCCATAGTGCCATCCTCACGCTTCCGTTGGAGTGGGCATGGTGTTCCTTGTCCATCCCAGTTGTCACAACGCACAACCCAAAGCGGGCCAGACAACAAAAGTTTGTAATGCTCAATCCACCGCTTGCCTTTTTCGGCCCATTTTTTGTTAGCTTTGAGCTTGCCCCTGCGGTCAGCAAAACGATACTTGCCCTCGTAGCCCCAGAGGCAGGTCAAGGTTGACCAGTAGAATTTTGTCTTGTTGTCATCTTGATAAGTTCTCTTGCGCTCTACGCTCGCTCTGTGCCGTTCATCGCGGCGCACTCGGTATTCCTCTTCTTCGTACAATGTCAGCGGTTGGCAATGATAACGGTACATAGTTCACCTCACGTCGTAACGTTCTGCTTTTGCTCTGGTCCAGGCAACGTATAAAATGTGTTTCTCTTCTTCTCTTTGCCAGGGTTTGCTTGCTTTCGGGTGCGGCATTAGTTGCGGTTCCAAGATGAAAACTCGATCCGCTTCTAGGCCTTTCGCCTTGTGCACCGTTGAGAAGGCAATGCCTTGCTTGTTGTCTGAGAAAACCACACCGACCTTGCTCTGCAGGTCTCCTATGGACTGGCAACCGTCCGAAAGCGCCAAGATGGTTTCTACCCGGTCCCGTAGGCTTTGCGCTTTCATTGCCTTGTCTGCCTGGTAGAGTTTGCCAACCTCGCGGTTAGCATAGCCTTCCAATTCCCACAAAGTTTCATCCAGTGAGAAAGCGCCGGTTGCCTTCTGGACTTTGCGCAGAAGCACCATAAGTCTCTTGCCAATATCGCGGCCAATGATGACAGCTTTTATGCCTTGTCGAATGAGGTTGAGCGCTGGCGGCACAAGAGGCGCGTTTGTCCGACAAAGCACCATGTTACCTGGCTTTACCATCTCGGCTAGCTTGTCGCGTGGTATGTCGTCTAATACACCCTCGGGCGCATCCTCACGGGCCTCGATTTGTGGGACTAACTGCTGAGCTTGCTTGACGTGCTTGAGCGGGCAACGGTAGCAAATGCTCAGCGGTAGGGTTGTAGCGTTTAAGGCTTCGGTAACATTCAGCATTGCCAGAGTGTCAGCGCCGCGAAAACCGTAAATCGCCTGCCATGTGTCCCCGACCACCACGATTCTGCCACCGTCTGTTATGCTTCTCAGCACTAACTGAATTTGCGCACGGTTTAGGTCCTGCCCTTCGTCGCAAAAGAGAACGTCAAATTTCTCACAACCTACCCGGCCAGTTGCGGGAAAGTGGATCTGGTCATCGTAATCTATGACATTGGTCTGCTGTATGCTTTCGTGGTAGACAGTGGCGGCCAGCTCAAACACCTGGTCACGGTTACCGTCATCCACGTCTATGTCCCAACGGTCAGAGATGTAGTCTAGATTAGGAATCGTTGGCTCTAAGAGATTGGCCTTGCAGAGTGAGACGAGCCGCCTCACAGAACCATCATAGCCATTGGTCATGTGGTTTGCCATGATTGCTTTGAGCTTGTCCGCGTCAAAACGCACATTGCGCCAAGCATTGTGAATATTGGAATTGCCTAGACTGTTGAGAGTGCTCACGTGCACGTGCGAGGGTGCTCGCTCCTGCAACTCTCTGGCAATGTGGCGGTTAAAGGCAACGAAAGCAACCTTATCAGTTGGCTTTGTTAGCTGAGTAGCAAGCACAATCGTGGTGGTTTTGCCACTGCCGGCAACTGCCTCGACCACGCCATGCCCGCTTCCGTTCTGGACAAAGGCAAATATGTCCCATTGGTACTTGCTAGGTGTGAAGTTGATTTGCATTGCCTGCCTCTTTTGCTTGCCTCTTTAGAGAAACTCAGTCAAAGCCGCTCCCAGGTCTCGAACCTGGTTCTACTGATTACAGGTCAGTCGTTTTACCGGGTAAACTAAAGCGGCTCATAGGCGGCGAAAGCAAGCGCCTATTTAGAATGCGCCTCTGCACATGTTCCAGTAGTCACAGTACTTCGGGTTACACTTCCACGTGCATGGGTTTGACGGAAACACCCCGGCCTCGATTGCCTGCCAGGTCTGGCGGATCAGCTCAAAGAGCCAGAGCATTTGACCGGCGCTGCGTTTTGTCTCAAGGATCTGCGCTTTCGGCGACTTGGCTTTGGTAAAGATGTAGTAGCGGAACTTGCCATCTGGAACCGGTTCACCCATCTGGGCTAGCGCTGCGAGGTAGAACGTTGGCTGTAGTTCTTCGTCTGCTTTGCTGGCGTACCACGCGCGTGAGGCGGTTTTGAAATCGCACGGTACACCGTCCACCGTGATAATGTCAATGTAGCCAATCACGGGGATGGGTACGCCTGGGACCGACAAAGAGACTTTGCGCTCAATGACCGGTTTGCCGTTGTCCATCAGCGGCGTGATCTTGCTGAGAAACTGCGCGGCGGTCTCGGTGCGGTTGGCACCTCCACCGCTGACGTCCAGCTTCCCAAGCATCCTTGTGCCAAGTTCTACGAGGTCGCCCGGTTTCTCATCGCCGAAGTCAATGTTAGACTCACGTTCTAGTTTTTCGGCCCACTTGCTGGCCCAGAGCGCGGTCAAGTCAGCATCGCGGCCCAGTACTTTGCTTTCAATGTATGCCTCGATGGTGTTGTGGAAAGCGCCGCCGAAAGCCAGCGCAACCGCTGTAGGCGTGGGAACTTTGTCAATGTAGTGCCTCTTCCACGCGCTGGGACACAGGTGGTATGTGTTGATGCTGGAATGGCTGAGATGTTTGAGGTTAATCATGGCCTAGCTGCTCCTTTATTACTGCCGGCCTCGTTGCCACCGTTGCCAGTGCCAAGATTGCGCACTCGCCAAAGTCATCGTTCCACCAAGCGCAGTTTTCTTGAAGGCAGGCAAAATCATTAAGATACCCAAGCTCCTCTATAATCTTGCCAGTTACCTCACAGTTCCGCAAACGCTCCCAGGCTTGTATTCGCAAAGGGCAAATCTTAGGCATCCTCCTTCACCTCCTGCAACTTCGCCATCACGGCTTGGCACTCTTCCACGCTCGCTGGCGGGAAGTGCACATCTTGGCCATCTGCCTTGAGTGCGGTCACTGTGGCCTGGATCGCGGCGACGTCAAACCCGGCGGCGAGGATGTCGGCGGCGGTTTTAACTTCTGGCGCTCGCTGGCGTTTCCACTCTTCCTCGGCTGCTGTCTCAGTTGCTGGCGTTTCTTCCTTGACCGGTTCTGGCGCTTTGGCCTCGATTGGCGCATCACTAGCCTCTGGCACCGGTTCGGGCGCAGGTTCCTTACCATCGCCACCGCTTTTCTTGGGGGGGGTCTGGGGGGGGGATTCTTTGACCACGGACCAGGATGCAACCGGTTCACCGTCTTCGTTCACATCGGCGCCCAGTTCTTCAGGTCGGTACAACCCGCCTACCACGTCAGGAAAAACCACGTCAGCGCAGTATCCCACCGCACGCCAGCGCAGCATGTTGGCCGGGTACTTCTCCCAACCCGACTTGTCTTTGACCACGCCCGCCCGCTGTGCATCGGCCATTGAGAACTCAACGGTATACTCAAACCCGTTGCGTCGTTTCATCGTCACCTTGCAGCGGGTAGGGGTGCCTTTGGTGTCGGTCAAATCCTCAATCTTGAGGGCGGCCAGTTCGCCTGACTGGTGGATCAGCGCGAGGGCACCTTTTGGGCTGATGCTCGGCTTGCTGTCAATCACGTGGATGAACTCAAACGCTGACGCCAATCCCAGGCCCAGCTCGTGGCCTTTGAGCATCACCACGGCGGCTTGCTCTTTGGTCACTCCGAACATGCGCGCGGCCGCCGCCACTGGCGCGATGCTCTGAATCATCTCCCACGTTTGGGAGGTGATCGGTACGATTGCCTTTTCGGTCATGTCGTTTCTGCCTCCTGTTCTTTTTCTTCCTTCACTATGCCATGCCTTGGGCATGTCTTGCCGTCTGCAAGAAAATAACAGCATGTTCCTACACATTCCCCATCTGCCGTGAATTCTAGGACTGGGCAGTTTCGAGGGAATAGTTTCTCGTAAGCCTCGTTGATGATATGACCACCGCGCTTGGTTTCATCGGTCATGCTTCTGTCTCTGGCGGGTGCCAGTGATAGCACTCATCACTGTGGCCGATACTCATAAAGCTGGCGTGAAAGCGAATCTGGTGTCCTTCGTGTTCAAGCGGTTCATCTTGTCCGGGCAATGGTTCGGCGTCCAGTTCGTAGACGGTAGGCCAGCCACCTTTGCACAGATGCAAGAACTTGTCGCCCAGTTCGTGCTTGAGTTTGGTGAACTTGCAGCCATTGCATCTTGCCGGGCGTAGCCCCATCGCGTAGGCGTCAGATGAGTCAATCGGCCCTGATTCGTATTCGTCACACATGTCAAACCTCACTTTCTTTGCTTATCACGGCCAGCCTCAACCCATCGGCCAGCCCTAGCGCTCGCCTCACTGCCTGCTTTGTGCCCGGTCCCACACCTGGCACTGAACCGCCACCGTTGCCTGTCAGGAAGTCCAGCGCCCAAGCTGTGGTAGCGCAGTGCTCAAGCAAAGTGCCCGCTCTACCGTCCGAGATTCCCGGCAAACTGCACAGGATGGACTCGCCAGCGGATTGCATTACTACCTCCCGCCTCTGAGGATGCACCTTGACCGGTCCGCGGTCTCTGTCTGCCAAGAACTTGAGAGCATCGGCGTAACCTTGGCCAGAGCTTGGCCAGTAAACGGTTTCCACGCCGATGTCCTGCAAGGTGAGGATTGCTCCTTGTACAGAGGTCCAGAGCCACTTTGACAGCTCGCCATTGATCCACACCTTGCCACTGCGAACGACCGGCATTTCTGTGACCACTTCATAAGACCAGACAGACTGAGAAACCATCTTGGCAGCTTGCGTGAAAAGGCGGCCATCCCGGATGCTCGCTAGAAGGTCGGCCAGGGTTTTGCGCTCTACCACGAGCGTTGTGTCTTCGGTTGCCAGCCAGCAATCTCCAATCGGCAAAGCCGTGATTGACTTGGGCACACCGAAGTTCAGTTCTTGAACCCAGACCGGTTCGCGCGAATCCAGGACGACCGCCTTCAAAGTCATGGCACCACCACCTCCCACGGTCCCATTGCTTCCTGCTGTGCGCGGTCGGCGCGCGCGGCGGCATCCAACAGCGCGTTGATGTAAACCGCATCGCCATCCTCGGCGGGATCTTCCTCACTGTCCAGCGTGGCCATGATGCTGGCCTCCAGATCAGCGGCGGCCTGCTCATCGCGCATCAGCGCCAAGTCAACCGCTTCCTGGTAGGTCATCACGGCGGGATCGTATTCAGGCACGTATGCCTTGATGAGCATCTCGGCCTCTACGCTGGCAACCTCAAAGACGACTTCGGGCTTTACATCGGTTAAAACGGTCACTTCAGCACCTCCTACGGTTTGATGAATCTGGGCTAGCCAATCAAGGCCAGCACCTCTTCACTTTCCATCGTAAAGACTGGACTCAACAGCGGGTTGGCGCTCAGCAGTTCGGCCATTTTCTCGGCATCGCGGTCCGCATCGTTCCACAGCGCAGTCAGGAACGGGGCCAGACTGGCCTTGTCATCCTGCGCGGGCTCGTCGGGCACCTCGTCGGCCTCACGGTTGTACGCTTCATTCGCGGCATCGGCGCATTCCTGCTGGCCGGCGAAAACGCACGTGAACTTGAGCGTGGTCCAAGTCTCGCCTTCCTTGTTTGACGGTCGGGGCACGAACTCACCCTCGGTCCACATGCCGCTGATTTCGCGCAGCGGGTTGAACTGGCCGGCCTGCAGGCCTTTGACGGCGGCGATCTGCTCACTCAGCGCCTCGATGGATGGCCTCACAACGCGCTGGAACTCCGGGCGCTTGCGGTTCTTGGCCCCCATCGTGCGCGCGATGATCTTGCGCGTCGGGTCCACCGGGGTGATGGAAAAGTCAATCTGCGTGCTGAGAAACTTGCCGTCGTCCTTGGCAATCTCGCCCTCATCGCCGTGCAACTCAGGGACGTACTGCTCCGGCTTCTGCCAGCCTGAACCGTCGTTGATGAAAACCACCTGGTACGCCTCAATGGTCACTTGACCAAAGAAGCGGCTAGGCTCGTCGGTCATGGCGTCGTCGTAGGGGTCATACTCGTGCGTGTCTTCACCGTTCGGATTGTAGGTCATTACTTGCCTCCTGCTTTAGAATGTGGTATACTGGGGATTGTCCGCAGATGGCCCCTAGTCAGTTCCCCAACTGCCTGGGGGCTGTCTTTTTGTGGAGGCTTCCGTTTACGTTGAACCCCTCGACTAAAATGCGGAAGCCTCCACTATTCGCGTTAAATGTTCTTTATGCTTCCTCCTTTCCCCACCAGATTCTCTAAACTGGCGGGATTAAGGGGATGGGGTGGGACTCGAACCCACTAGCAACACCAAGCTAGCGTCTGTTGCTTATCGCTGGCCCGGCTGCGTATCATCCAGCTACGCCGCCCATCCTTGATTGTTAATCCTTACAACTTGCCAGCTCTCCAGTAGGGACCAAGAAAAGACTCATCTTTACCCAATAGCCGTGATAGTAGGCATCATAGAAGGTCTGGTACTCGCTTTGCTCTGTCACATCAGGGCAAACATAGCGTAGCCCATTCCACAATATGGCAATCAACTTTTGTCCAGCGGGAACATTAGGTTGTTTCCCGCTCGCCCAAACCTCCCTGCCCTTTGCCCTTATTTTCTTAGAGTTGTAGTAGTGGTCCATTTTCTCTCCCATCAATCTTTGGCGGGCCAACGTTCCCGCTTTGTTTCCTCAAATTCCTTGTCAATCTTGGCAAGCGCCTCGTCTAAGTTTTCAAGTCCACCCTCTACAATCACTTGGAGGTTAGGTGCTCTGTGTTTGATCTGGTAAAGGCGTTTTCTCACAATCTCTAGTGTGTCTTTGGCTTCGCCTAATCGCGCCAATCGGTTTTCAAGGCGTGTGGTTTCTGGGTTGTCAGTGTTTGCCACATTGTTAACCTTTCACTTCTAGGCCGACCATTCTCAAATCGGCCTCGGCTGCTTCCTTTTCGCGCATCCCGTCAATCAGGTAGAAAATAACTGTCGAGGCACCTGCAATAAGTGCATAGAGGCAGAACATAATGAAAGCCTCAACAGCGGTCCCGTTTGGGTGAAAAGCAACCCAAGCGCCAGATGCACTAAGGATCGTAACTGTTCCCGTGGTGTATCTTCCGCATAAGCCAATGCCCTCCGCGCACCAGTTGTACTTGGTCATCATGTAATGAGTTCCCATGATTAACGCGAAATCAAGCATGGCGCTTATCAAGAAAACCTTGTCAAGGACCAGCACCTTGAGCATTCCTCCTTCCCCCCTTTCGCGTTTTGGCCTGCTCCTTAGCCGCGATGGAGGTTGCTACAAATCCAGGCCAGTTTCAAAAATTCGTCTCTCCAATCGGTCACAAATCTTAAAATCTATGGTACTATAGTACTAGGTTGCCTGCCTGCCTCGATATTGGCCCCGGTCGGTACTGCCCCGGCTGGGGCCTCCTCTTGCACAGTGTCCAGAGGCAAACTAAACACGGTTGGTGTTTCAATAATGGCCTCGTCGGGCTGTGCAAGAAGGGCATGCAGGCGGGCAAGCTGGCGTTCATCGGGCGCAAGATTCCAGACGGGTGCGCCGTTAGGCAGAAGGCACACTAGAAGCGGGATTGACATTTGAGGATTCTCCGTCATGGCCGTTACTAGCTTTCAGGCCGATGATTACTAAATGCCGAAGAGCCAGACTAAAGTTCACGAGGCTGTCAGTGGCGGTACTCAGCTCAATAGCCTTCTGCTTGATCTGCTCTATTAACTCATCTGGCATTCTGACTTGGACTTGCTTTAGTGTTGCCCTCGGTTGGGGCGTCTTGTGCAAAACAGGTGTGGCCTGTGGCGGTTTTTGATGAATATGGCCCTGGATTTGCTCTCTGTCTGTGTCAGAAAACACCCAACACGATCCAGGGCGCTTAATTCTTAATGCTTTGGCAGCTCTTGTTATTGTGCGCACAGAGCATCCTAGTTCTGCCGCTAGTGATGTAGCATTCCATTTGCCAGTTATAAGGCCGCCACTCGCCCAATTTAGAAATAATCCTGTTGGCACATCAGGGTGTTTTTCCGCATGGCATTTGGGACATAGAGCAACCCCATTGGCTGGATCATCTGCACCGCCGACGGAGATAGGTACAATGTGATGAGCTTGGAGATTCTTGGTGGCTCCACAGTTTTGACACTTGCGATCGCGGGCAATTACTGCCCGCGCAAATGTGCCGTTGCGTGCGGGTGTTGCCATTTGCTTTTATACCCGTGCCTTGTGCCAATCGGCCAATACTTCGCTGGGGTGAGTGAAATCATACAGCACATAAGAGAGAGGGAGCAAAATCCGCTTCCTTACGATGTGCAGTACCTTGCGCACAAAGGCACAGCGCGGGCAATAGTGGGCGTTGTGGTCGGTGGTAGTAAAGCATCCATCACAGAAGTCACAAATGCCGCAGTAGAGTTTCTTAGACATTGGGGATACCTCCTCGGGGTTATGCCAATGCTGGCATTTCATCGGGCGTGAACTGATGACCGTTGCCGCCGTACTGTTGTTCATACTCAATGAACTTGTCAATGATGAAACGAAGCGCGGCACTTTCGCCACTTTCGCCGTGATCCTTGGCAATTTGCTTAACGGTAGCAATTTGCTTCGGTTCCAGACTGTATGCTTTGGTGATGTAGTTTTGAGCCATAGATACTCCTGTTTGTTGAGTAGACCATTCCGGTTATTCTATTAACCATTATAAACGGTTATGAACTTTTGTCAAGCATTTTTAAGAATTGGGGCCAAAACTCGCTAGTTATGTCTAGCAGATTGGTGTTTTGGCTAACCAATTCAGTTGGTGAGATTTCCATGTTTTGTATTAGAATAATGGGTATGGTTAAGAAGAGCACCAATATGGCAAACTATATACCGCTGATAGATTGGATTCACGAGGGGTTGAAACGTGAGGGGTGGTCACTGAGGAAGTTGGGCAAAGAAGCTGGTGTTTCACACAGTACTATCTCATTAGTGTTGAGTGAACAACAACAGCCAACCACTGACTTTTGCATTGCGATAGCTAAGGCTTTTAAAGCTTCGCCTATAATTGCGCTCGCCAAAGCTAGCATTATTCCATTGCTGGATGATGAAGAGACGACTTTCCAAGAGATACTATATCACATGCGCCGCTTGCCATACCGGGATCGTGTGCGCCTGATTAGGATTGCCCAAGAGTGGGCTAGGGAAGGGAAACAGAATGGAGAAGAAACCAACAGCTAAGGAAGATCCGCCAGAGGTACTTTACCAGGACCCAGATGGAGATTTCACCATCACGGCGGAAGATGTAGACTTGGCAATTGAGGAAGGCAAACAGCGCATGGGACCAGAGTTTGCAGAACGTCTTAAGGGAGAGGAAACGACATTAAAAGAGGAACAATGGAAAACGAAGAAACGTGGATCGCAAAGGAGCTTAGAAGGCAGGAAGAAGCAGGTAAAAAAATGTCGGGCAGGGAGTTTGCGCGGCAAACTGGCTGTAGCCCCACTCATGCGCACAAGCTTATCACTGGCGCACAACGTCCATCACCAAAGCTATGTCGGCGGATCGCGCGTGTGTTTGGAGTAACTGAGCAAGAGGTGATGCGGCAAGCTGGTCACTTGTCGCCATTGCCAGACGGATACAGCGAACTAGACGAGCAACGTCTAGTTGAGTTATACCGGTCATTAAGCCACGATGGGCGTAATCAACTAATGCGGTTTGCTGAGTTTTTGCGCGGTTAGTGTTGTTTTTGTTTCTTGCGCTTCAGATAGCAAACTGCCAAGGTGGCGACTATGGGAAAAGCTGCGATGAGCCAAGCAGATGAGCACAATGCTTCTATAAGGTGTCCCACTGCATGCATCTTTAGTTATACTCCCTGCTCCCCCACCCAGATACCTATATCTTAGCAATTATACCACAAACCTCTTAACGGACTGCTTAACAACTGGTAAAGAAATCCTTAAAATGCCGTAACTATTGAGGCAGGCAGGCAATGAAAACCCGCGTGGCAATCTGGGCCGCTGTGTCAAGCAAACCTCAAGCGGCCGGCGACAAAACCTCTTTGTCAGATCAGGAGCATCTAGGCCGCCAGTATGCCGAGAGAATCGGCGGCGAGGTGGTGAGAATTTACAAAGTCCCAGGACACACCAGAGATGTCACTTTTTGGGACGAAGCCGCCAGTGCCATGCCAGCTTACCGCGAACTGAGAGAAGATGCAGAAGCAGGCGCGTTTGATGACCTGTGGGTGCTGGACCCTGACAGACTGGGCCGTGATCCGGCTCTTTCGCACCAGGTCGCCAGCCTAGTCAAAAAAGGCGGTCAGCGCCTCTGGGTTGAGGATGGACAATACTACGTTAGTGAGGAAAGCAGCGCCGGCGGCTACATGTTCGCCTTCCAATCTCAGCGTGGTGGCGAGATGCAACGCAAGCGCGTCATGCGCCACGATTCGGGAATGCGTGGACGTGTGAAACGAGGACTACCGCCTAACAACTGGCCTCACGGTTACAGAGGCGTGCGGGATGAGAATGGCAAGGTGTTCAAAGGTGAATTTGTGCAGGGTGAAATCGAGGCAGTGAGGCTCGCCACTGAACTCTACCTAGCAGGCGCGGGGATCTTTACCATTGCGCATGACCTGGACGCATCACCGTGGAAACCACGCCAATCTGAGCACTGGTCGTTTGCCACGGTCCGCAAGATGCTGCATAATTCCATTTACGCCGGGATTGTGCATTATGGCGAAGTTCGCAACCCTAAGCAGTCTGATAAATTTCCAGCGGTATGGGATGAGGCTACATACAAAGAAATCATCCGTGAACATCAGCGGCGCAAGCGCGGTGGGACCAGGCCAGCATCACCGGTTAGCGGTTGCATGATCTGTGCGCGGGAAGGTTGCGGCTGGTCAATGTCGTCTCTTGAGCGCAAAGGCGTGCGCTACTTCCGTTGTTCTCGCCATGCGGCTTATGGAGGATGTCACCACAATTTGATTCGTGAGAGCATCATAATTGAAAATCTGGAGTTTGCCATCTCCAAAGAACTGCAACGGCCTGGAGGGGTAGAGGCTGCACTTAACCAGATTGGACCGGGCAGAGCTACGATTGAGCAAGAGATAGGCGCAATCCAGGCACAGGTGGCAGCAATCGAGGACAAGCAATACCGGTTGGCAATCTTGGCAGAAGACGGGGCGATTGACATAGAGGCAGCACGGCGACGAACATCAGAGCTGGCCGAACAACTGGCGGCTGCTGATCGTTCTCTCAGACAAGCACAGGAAAAACTGACCACGTTGCCAGATCCGGGCGAGATGTGCCAGCGATTAGAGCAAGTCGCGGAACTTGTGGACCTGCGCAGCAAACCGCTTGAGGTTGTGCGCAACCTCTTGCTCAGAGCTGGCGTCAAGGTATATGTCGAAAACCGCGAGATAGTCAGAATCACCTTTGGTGAGTTGTCCTAAACATCACGGTTTCTCGATACCACGATATTGAGTACCTTTTTGCATTCTCCGAAAGTCTCACAATCCTCTTAACATCCTCTGGACTAGACATAACTACCCAAAATTTCCACTTTAGGCACAATCTAGGCCCAGTTACTTGACACGGCCATGAGGGTGTGGTATTATGTAACTTGTGGCATAGTTAACATAATGCGCCGGGAGGTAGCATGAAAGCGATTCGAGTTAGTGACCAAACGCATATGCGATTCAAGATCGCATGCGCCTTGCGAGGCGTGCCAATGAATGCGACTGCTGATGTCGCACTCAACGTGTTTGTAGATGCATGGGATGCGGAAGATGCAGAGCAGGAAGCACGGAGTGAGCGAGCACAGGAGCACAAGCGAGATGGGCCAAGCGATTAAGCGCGCACTCAAGCGCCTGTGGGGCGCATCTTTGTGGTTTGTCGGCTTTGGTCTGATGCTGGCCTCCAGTGGGATTGACGGCACATATATGGCAAAGCTCATGCCGTGGCCGTGGCTGGGCTACGTGCTAAATACCGTGTCGGACATTGGCAGCGAAGTGCTAATGTACTGGTTCGGTCGGTTGCGCCAGTATCCCAAGAATACGAAGCGGTACCGGATGGCCTGGGGCCTGCTGGTGGCCGAGATAATCCTGACTAGTTTCGCCTGGCTCTTTGGCTGGCGTCAATTGATCCCAATTTTGACCCGCATCGAGGGCGCACAAGCTGCCGCATGGCTCGCTCCTGTGTTCGCAGCCTTTACGCCAATCTTGCTTGTTGCGGTCGGATATGCGCAGGCGTTGCTCGCTGGGCGCATTGAGAGCGATGCAAGCCAAAGCAAGACAGCGCAAGAGCAAACGCAGGTAGAGCATGAAGCGGCGCAAGAGATTGCTAAGAGCGAAAAGAGCAACGGGCGCAAATCGCTTGTGTGCCCATACTGCGGCGCAACTGCGAATGCTCAAGGCAACCCATTCGCAAACAAGCAAGCAGTAAGTGCGCATCTGCGTTTTTGCGACGCATACCAAGTAGCAGTGAGCGAGAAGAGCGAAGCACACGAGGAGGATTGAAAAATGCCAAGATGGGAGTATCGTGTAGAGCGGATTGACACATTTGGGAGTTACGAGGTTTCACCAAGCTATGGTGATCCATTCTCTGAGAACGCAGTTCATGCTCAGTGGGCCTCACTCAATGACCTGGGGGCCGATGGCTGGGAGATGGTGAGTGCAAGTTGGGAAGGTGACGAGGGCATTGCTGTGTTCAAGCGTGAATTGAAAGAGTTTCGTCCCAAGCTGGTGGCTCCTCCAGTGGAAGAGGAAGAACTGACAGAAGACGGCGAACCAGCCAAAGCACGAAAAGGGCTGGACGCGATGAAGAAGAGATTTAGAAATGGACCTGATTAAAGCAATCCTGGGCCCCTGTCCCACCCCCCTATCACGGCGCGAAGTTGACTTGGCGTGTGACAATGCGGTGCTAACGTCGGCGGTAGAGCAGAAGGAGAGCGCGCGCGTTATCGCTGTTGAGGAATGTCGGAGATTGCAGCGGGCACTGGATGACGCACAGCGCGTGATTGAATCGCAAAAGGCAGGACTGGCGCGCTTTGAGATGACATACCGCGTGTGCTATGTAGACGGACAGGGTTACGGCTACATTGGCCCCGCGAGCTGGGCGGCTATACCGCAAGGAGCGCGGGCGCGTGTGCAAGTGCTGGCGCTGTGTCAGACAGAAGCGGCGGCGCAATTGATTGCCAAGAGCTTACCATCCGCCTGGCAGGACGACGTGACGTATTACAATCCGCGAACGAACGAAGCACAGTGGGCGCTTGAGATAGGTGGGGAGTGATGACAGGCACATGGGTTCACTTTGCTATAGTGGATGGTTCTAAGTGCGCCAAGTGTGACGGCACACTTGGTGAAGGACGGCAGCTCGCCGTGGATAGCGGCGGCAAGATTTGCTATGTCTGTGCTGAGTGCGCAGAAGAGTTGACCACACAAGGACAGGTCAAAAGAATGTGTTGTGCATCATGGGCGGACAAAAACGATCCCATAATTGGCATACCTGAGACGGAGGCGGAGCGGTGATAGATGAGCAAGCGGCAGCAGAGCTAGAACTAGCAGCAAACAAAGCGGTGGCAGAAGCAGAAGCGAGCAATACGCGCGAAGCACACGCCAGAGCCGAATTCGCGCTGTATTCTGTGGCCTACGCCTACGATGAACTAGGCCAGCAGGAAAAAGCCGCTCCATTGTGGCGACAAGCATTGAAACACAGGAATGCGGCAGGGGCGATGCAATGAGTTCACAAGACCAGGCCGACCTACATGTAAAAATCTCTGGCCTCTGGGCTTATGCCTTTGTGTATTCGCCAAAGGCACAGCAGTTATTGTGTGAGGAAATGGCGCGGATTATACGTTCGTTGATGCGTGTCATGCACAATCTCGATGGGTATAGGACTGAATATCATGTAGAAATGCATCCGGTGGTAAGTGATGAGCAAAACCGATGATATGAGCGCGCTGACCGAGCTACTGTGCCAGATCGGGCCGGTAATGGAATTGCCCATGCTGGCGTTTCATCAGGCTGGTGCGATCCTGAGTGGTGGCAGCGGCTGGACCCGGTTCGCGGTGGCACGGTCGGAGAGCTACAGCGGACAGGACGTCGAGCGCGAACTGAAGCGGTTGGGCGTGTGCATCACAGGGCGTGGGTTCACGCCGGGGAGCAAAGAGGCACCCTATGGACTACTAACCTTCCACGTCAAGGCATCACAGCGGAGATGGTGCGAGTACGTTCTGAGGCGCACTGGGTTCGACGTGGTGACGGTGGTTGACGTTCGTAATGCAGAATGGGCCGCGCAGCATGACGGGCCGATACCGGCATGGAGCGGCAAGGCGTCGTCAAAGGTATTGGCGGTGGTTAAGGAACCGACGAAAACACAGCAGAGGAAAGGAGGCTTACAACGTCTACTTGATTGGTTAACTGAGTAGGGGGAGCATGATGAGTAGTAACGGAGACATTAGGAATGCGCTTCTCAGGACATGGGCAGCGCGAATTGAGAAAAGCGCGAACGAGGGACTACTGACGGGGAAGCCTTGCCCGATTTTGTCTTGTCAACGGATTTGTGGACCACGTGCGGGCGCAATTGAACTAGACGCCGACCTGTATGCGGGCAAGCTGTTGCGGGTGCTATCTCGTAGTGATTGCGCGGCATTGCGGCATCTTGTACCGACAGAGTGGGAATTCACAGGAGAGCCACAGGCATTTATGCGCGGTAGGTGGTTGCGTGTTGAGGTTGGTTGGCCTGATGATTTAGCGGAAAACACCATTCGGCTGGGCCAGATCAACAAGCGGCCTGCAGGGGATGGGCGTTGGGCTATTGGCCTCGATGAACTTGGACGCACTGTGGTTGGGTGGCTTTCTGACAAGACACCGCATATTCTGGTGAGCGGTACAACGGGCAGCGGTAAAAGCGTGGTTGTGCAGGGCATGGCCGTTCAGTTTGGTGCAGCGGGTGACGTTGATATGGTATTATGTGATGGGAAGGGCGGCGAATCGCTGCACAAGGTGGAGCGGTTGCCCGGCGTGTTGGGACCTTGCGCAGTGGAGGGGCCAGAGGTGCGCGGCGCACTGGGTTGGGCAGTGGCCGAGATGAAGCGACGGTACAACAGCGGCACAAATGGCTACAAGCGATTGGCGGTATTCGTTGACGAGTTCCAGACGTTCAACGAGGATGAGGTTATCGTTTCCCTATTGTCAAAGTTGACGGCCCAAGGGCGGGCGGCAAACGTCCACACAATCTTGGCGACACAAAACCCACGTACTGACAGTTATGGCGATCCTACTATACCGCGTAACATCGTGGGCCGGATTGCTCTTTGTGTCACAGATTATGCCGCTTCCGCTGTGGCTGTGGGTGGGAACACGCCAAGGGCAGACAAGTTGCAAATGCAAGGCGATAGTTACTATGTGCGGCCTGGCGCGTGCTACCGTACTCAAGTGGCCTACGTAGATGAGCAAGAAATCACAGCGGGTATGGGGGATTCTCCCGACTGGCGTTTCACGCGCTGGCCTGAGTATGAACCGGAAGACATCGGCCAAGATGCGCCAGAGGATAATTGCCAGTTCCGTTATCGCGGCGATGAGCTGGCCGTAGCGTTGGTTGCCGCCACAATGGGGGAAGGTCGGAAATTATTTGAGGATCGGATGGAAGCAGCGGGCTTTGGCCGGCCTGGATACAACCGTCAGAAGGTGTTGCGCGGATTGGGCAAGAATGAAAATGACTGGCTCAACCAGAACAACTACGTGGTATGCAAAAAATCTGAGTCGGTAGCAGATCCGCGCAATGTGCGAATTACGCCCGGTGTGTGGTAGAAGGTACCTACCTACCCACCCGGGGTATATGTCACCCAAAAAACAAGCGCGGGGCACGTTTTCTGAGTGACACAGGGTATAGGTGGGTAGGTAGGTAGCGAGGTAAACGAATGAACTTGAAACGAGTAGGGACTTTGGCTTGTGTGGTTGTGGTGCTCTTGACAATCGGGGCGAGTGTATTCTATGGCGCATGGTGGGCTGTCTGTCAAGTGCCCCATGGTATTTTGGCAGCGTGTTTTTTGATTGCCATGGCACTTTCACCTGTGGTTGGGTACGGCGCATACCGGGCGGCCAAACTTGGCTACAAACTGGGCAAGACAGAGAGTAATGGCGTCATTGCTGGTATCGGTTTGGGAACCGGGCCAGTAGTCGAAACAGCGGAAAAGGTCGCCCGCGTCAAGGCTGGGGCAGCACGGGCAATGAGACAGGAACCGTGGGCGGTTAATCTGCCACAAATGGTTGATGTGACACCCAGGCGGTTACCAAGCGGTGATGACCAGGTGGTGATGTGAGTTCCGGCAAGTCTCACGCAACCGCTTCCATCGTGGCCTCTGTCCCAACTGGCCTAATAGTCGGCGCCATCCTCGGTCCCGATGTGGGGTTGTGCGCTTTAGGCGGTTGTCTTCTCGGCATCCCGGTCAATCCCGACCTGGACCAGCTCACCATTGAACGGGCAGAATGGCGCATCATAAAATGGTTGCCTGTGATTGGTTGGAGTTGGTTAGCACTGTGGGACCTATACGCCAGGATTTGCAAGCATCGTGGCTTTTTGTCCCATTTCCCAGTGGTTGGCACAGCCGGGCGCATCCTCTACCTAGAACTGTGGGACTGCGCTTTTTGGCGTCTACGAGGCGAGACTGAGCCAATCGCGGTGACAGCGCAACAGATGAGATGCGCGCTTGGCGTGTTTGTCGGGCTGGCGGTGAGCGACACACTTCACTGGCTGATGGACGGTTGCCCGGTCCATGTCATAGGATGGAAGCGAGCGCTTTTGCCTAGATTCGCGTAAGTCCCGAAAAGCAGAAAAGCCACCTACTTGGTGGCTTTTGTTTTCCCCGCCAGTGCCTTGCAGGTCGTCTAGAACTTACCCCTGGTCAGCATTTTATATCCCGCTGGCGGTCCCGGATGTGGAGATGGCGGGAATCGAACCCGCGTCCGCAAGGTTGCCGTGCGCGTCATCGGGGAACAGCTTGGTGACTTCTTCCCCTTAGCGCACGCTCGGCCCCACGTCAAAGCCTGTCATCCCCTTGATTGTCAATCCTGCCGGTTACGGGATCCGGCGTTGGCCTCCGCCTGTAGCTAGAGTAGCCGATACCGTCACGTACCAGCGCAGGGGTTCAATTGTCAAGGTGCTACTAGTGTCCTTCAAACTCTGGCAGTGCGTCAAACTCTTCCTGTGTCATTTCCAATGTAGACACCGTGATGGTATCGCCAGCAACACTGTATGGCAGCAGATTCTCAATGTGTTCAACGGTGTCCTTTTCGGTTGCCTGAATGACTGCTGTGTACGGTGTGCCATCCTCAGTATGCTTGATTTGGTAGACTAACATCGCTCTCCTTTCAGTTTAGATGTAAACGTTGCTAACTTGTCAAGGTGCTAAAATCTCAGTATCGACTACAACGATTGCTACATAGCAGTCATGCTCATCTTTGACAATCTGAAAGTGCACGATGTGTGTGATCACTTCCACAGAATCGTCAATTGCTGACCCTATAAGTTCTTGTAGCCACTCCACCAGGCAGTCGACAGATTCGCTATATCCATGCAACACCCTTTGGTTGGTATTCATCCCAGTTCCTTCCTATTTCCGACTACATGCATTATGACAAACTACCGCTTCCGATTCGTCTTCTCTGCCCGGTTGATGGCCCTGTCTGCTCGCTCAATCGTCCGCTTAGACTTCTCAACCTGTTTCTTGATTCGCTCGTTTGTACTGCGCTTTTTACTCATATTCTATCACCACCTCTTCTGACTGTCTAGTTTCCCCACCCATCCAGGCCAAGAAATCGTAGAATGTCCCATAGATGGCTGGTGTTGCGCTTACCCGGCAACTCTCGGTGTGCGCCTGGTGTGCGCTTGGGCAAAGGTGCGGTTGTGCCGTCGTCAGCTACCATCGGGGGCGTGACTACCTCATCTGAAAACTTGTAATCCGGGTCAATCTCCATCTTGTGTCTGCCACGATGGATTGTATAGGTATGCCCATCTGATTGAACTACTGTGTATCTCGGCATTGTCCTTTACCTCGTAGATTCTCCGCCCTTGGGGGCCACCGAAGGATTCGAACCCTCGGCTTCCGGCGCCTGCCTAGCCCCCAAGAGAGGAGCATTCTAGCATCCTCTCTAATGTCTGCTACCGCTTCCCCCTCTGCGCCAGTCGTGCTTGTCGCTGGCGCTTTCGCTGTGTTCGCAACTGCTTGCGGTAGTGGCGAGGCTTCTGCTTGCCATTGATGTGCTTTGACACACGTCCTTGCTCTTTAGCTCGCAGGCGCTCAACCCATTTTGGCGTAGGTGAATGGTGTCGCTCGGTTTCCATCTTACGAACCTCCTATGCTTGCTTCTGACGAGTGTTGCACCGCGTCCACATATTCATCGTGGCACGCTACTTCTGCCAGCTCCTTATCTTTGGGATATGGCACCAGGGCCACAAACCCGTGATCCGGGCAATCAAACCACTGGCCAAGTTCGTTATAGTGCTCACCGCACTTCTGACCGCAGATTGGGCAAATCATGTTACCTCCTGTGCTTCTGCCCACGCTTGCCTGATGAGTTCGGGCGCGAGCGCAAGCGCCTCGTCTAGCGTTTTGATTGCGTCTAACTTGTGGCCCAGATCGTAGCGGCCCAAGTAGCTGAGAGTGTTCCAGGCTTGCAAGAACTGGATTTGTTTCAGTCCACGCTCCCACTTTGGCATTTTGCTCCACTGGTCGAGAATCAGTCCAGCGGTGGGCCATTCGGTCCAGTACGTGCGCAGTTCCCGCTTGAGTTGTTCGTCGGTGAGTACCTGATGCCCGCTTGGTCCATCTGGCCGCCAAGTGGTCAAGCGCCATTTCCCATCAGGTTGGCGAGATGCAGTACCTACTGCCACGAAAACCTTGTTGAGAAAGAAGCGGGTCATAGCACTCGCTTCCCCACCGCGTAGACGTTTCTGGGATTAACGTCTGTCACTGTCTCAAAAGTGACATCGGGATATTCCCCTTCAAGCGCGGCTTTCAACTCGCTGGCCGTGATGAGTTTAGCACTGGCCCACGCAACCACCTTGCACTCGTAGTCGTCCACCATGATGCAGATTTCACCCTGGTTGCCTTCTACCCAAAGTTCGCTACCGATTGCCATGATGCGCTCCTACCCGCCGCCGAGAATCTTGACCGCTACCCTTCGCGTTTTTGCCACTTCCGCCAGGCGCGAATCTGCACGCGCCGCATCCGCCGAAACGCATCTGACGATTTGACCAGGTCGGACCAGTCATACGTAAACTCAAACTGATCGTGATCGGCGATTTCTTCAGCGGCGGCGGCTTCGATGAAGGTTGCTACCTCGTTGTTTTCTCTCGCTACCGCTGCTAACTCGTACCAATCTGACCATTCCTTTTTCGTCAGCTCTGGCTCTTCACAGAATTGCTCCCAGTTGTCGCGGTTTGGCCTGGTCTCAACTATTTGAGTTCGCATGTAAGCCTACCTGCACACACATTCTACAGACTGCAAACCCCGCTCAAGGTTGCTGACCTTGTTTTCAAGCTGCCAAGATTCCAACTTGAGGTTGCGAACTTCGTTATGGCGCAGGTTGTCAAGATCAGCGCGAATCTTGGCTAGCTGATTCTCAAGCCGTGTGATGGCTTCCCGCAGTTCTTCGTGTTCCATGATGCTCCTTTATGTTCCCGCCCTTGATGTGCTGTAGAGGTCCAGCCCCACGCGCTCAACCGGTCGGTGCTGCCTGTCTGCGCTCTCATCGTCGGGCCAGTAGCTGAGCGTGCGCCCTCTCACGCTCTCTAGGTAGTCCATCACTGCCATGATGTGACTACAAGGTCGTGAACCAAGACGGTGGTATTTTGACCAATCGCAAGTGCAAGCATAACCCCCGAATTCCAGTGCAAAAACCACGTACTCTGTTCCAGAAGTGCCAGAGGTTACAACCCACTGACCTTTGCCGCTGACCGGCTTAATGTCGTGGGTTTTGGCTTTCTGCTGGAGGGTTTTCGCGTTGCGTTTCATCTTACCAACTCCGATGCTTGATTTCTTCCACCCAATAGCGGTTGGCGGCTGCTTGGTCGGTTGTGGTCCAGCCTGCCTTGACCGCTGCCTGGTCGTCTTGCTTGAGTTCAACAATGTGGCTTTCGGCTGCCTCGCGGCTGTCAAATCCGCGCTTGACATGCTCACCGTTGCGGCTGATTCCAAATTCTAGTTTCTTTGCCATCGTCTTTTTCCTTTACAGCAGCCAGCTTGCAACCTCGTCGCGCCTGCCGGCCTCAATCTGAGATCGTTCGCCTCTTGCAAATTAACTGTGTGGGCACCCGCATACTGGACAGTCACCCCATCCGTCTACAGGAATGACAACGGGGTAATGTCCGCAACGGCTACACGATACCCTGGCAAACGCGTAGACTTGTTCAGAAAGCGCCTGCTCAATGGGCATGTGGCACACTGGGCATTCTTGTTCACCAGGTAAAATGGATGCTCCACAGTTTTCGCAGTACATCATTCTCCGCCCAGTGCCTCGTTGTAGCATGTCAAGCACCATACCGGTTCACTGTCTGGCCAGTCATCGCCTACTACAACCGGCTTGCCGCAACTGGCGCAGGGCTGGTTGGTTTCTTCTGGCTCATCGTCGGCAATCCACTGCCTGAGAAGCTGCCTAATAACCTGGCTCAAGTTCAGATCCAATCGGCGGCATTTCTCGCGTGCGGCTTGTTCTAATTCGTCGGGTATGCGGATGCTAGTTCGTGACATTTTCCCTCTTAGGGGTCAAGCAGTCAGGCGCGTACAACTCAGCAGTTTCAATCGCGCCTTGGTGGAAAAGCTTGGGGTCTCCTCTGCGCATTGCCTTGATTGCGTCATCGCCTGGAAGCACCCACCAGCCTTTCGTCTGCGGGATGTAGGAATAAGCCTTAAACTGCCATCCCGCTGCCACTAGCTTTTCCACTGTCTTTATTGCTTGGTCTTGTGTGTAGTACATTTCTCTATGCTCACTGTCCTATTCTGTAGGACATTATACCACAAAAGGTTACACTTTGTCAAGTACTTGGGTACACTTTTAAGGAATTATTTACCCTTTTAGGGTACGAACTGACACCCAAAAGGGGTTGACATATTCGCAAAAATCCAGTATACTAGACAATGAGGTGGGCATGAGGCAAAAACTTTATGCGTCTTCAGAAGTGAGAGATGGGGAGCGTCTTCCCGTCTCTTTTTTTATTGGCCGACACTTAAGGAGGGACAATGATCTTGCTCAACTTTGGACGTTGGAACCATAAAGGTGGGCGGTTCCTATCTTGGAGCCGTGTTTACCGTAAAGGATGGCGCTGGACTCCATTTTGTCGTGTCGAGAAGCGTTATCCTTCGTGGCTAGGATACTGGGGCAAATAGCCGACATCGGCTCATGTGAGCCGGTATAGAATCGGGTAGGGTGGTGGGGTAGGGAATATCACAAACCGAGGAGGTTATTGTGAAAAAGATGCTGTTGATTCTGTCGTTGGTTCTGCTGATCATGGCAATCCCGGTCGCCGTGTATGCTCAGGGAGGGCCAGAACTGCCCGACATCGGGCCATTGGGTGAGTATGTCGCAGCGGTCGGTGTCGGTGCGGTCATCATGGTCGTGATCGAAATCCTCAAGCGGGTCGGTGTCGTCCCAGATGGGCAAGCAGGCAAGTGGGCCGGGATCGCCAACGTTGTGGCGTTTGCTGCGCTCTACATCCTCAATGTATTCGAGTTCAATGTCATGGGCGAATTGCCCCAACAGGTGCTCGGCATTCTTGAACAGGTCGGCAAGCTCATCCTGATGCTACTTTCCGCTATCGGGTCGTTCAAGGCTGCAAGGTCGGCGCGTGTCATCAAACCGATGAGGATGCGTGCGGGGCGGCTCAATCCGTAGGTAGCACATGCCAGACGGCGGCGACGAAAGACCGCGCAGTGTGACCAGCGCATTGATCAACGCGAAGCTGGACACAATCATAGACGAACTGCGCGAAATCAAGGAAATGCTCAAGGACCACGAAATGCGAATTCGGGCACTTGAGCAGAGCAATGCACGCCACAATGAGCGCCTGGGCCTCGTAGGTGCGCTTAACCTGATCGTGGCCGCCGTCGGTGCGTGGATCGGATCGAGGCGATAGAGGCATAGGCGGGCAAGGCAGGCATATTTGAGAGCCGTAGACATACGGCTGGACGTTGAGAGCCGAACAGAACCGGTTAAATTAGTGTTCTTGGGTGACTTGCATCTTGGCAATGCTGGAACAGACGAGGAACTGGTTAAACAGGTCGCCAAGAGGCTAGAGGAACCGGGCACCTACTGGGTGGATCTGGGTGATGCGTGCGACTTTATCAATGTGCGTGATCCGCGCTTTGATCCAACTGCCTTGCCTGGATGGGTGGAAGTGTGCGACTTGGCGGACTTGCCCAGCGCGCAATCTAGGCGGTATGCCGACATTTTCAAGCCTGTAATGTCAACTTGTCTGGTGCGGTTGTGTGGCAACCACGAGGGCACCATTTGCCAGAAGTACGAACGGGACATTTACACAGAACTCAACAGGCTTGTCGGGTTGCCTAGAGAACGAGCGCTAGGCTTTGGCGGTTTTGTGCATTTACGAGTGTACCGCCAAGGTAGTTGCTCTTGGACCTTGACACTTTTCTTACATCACGGCGCTGGTGGTGGCCAGTTGGCAGGAGCTAAAGCACTGAGGCTTGAGCGTCTACCGATGGCTTTTGAGGCGGATGTTTTCGCGGTAGGGCACACGCACACTAAGCTTGTCTTGCAAAAGCGGCGCGTTGGCCTCAATCCGCGTGGTACTAAGCTAATCGACAAGCCACTGATAATGGTCAACGTCGGCGCGTTTATGCGGGCCTACACAGCACAGCATGACGGCTATGCAGAGCGCAAAATGCTATACCCGCAAGGACTGGGACCGGTAGAGCTTTGGATATGGCCGGACAAGAAAGACATCAAGGTCGTTCAGTAGTGAGTCCCACCGCTTGGGCCGGCGGTGTGCTCTTTCCCTCTGTAGGCCGGGAGCGGTTAGAGTTCCTCCTTTGCTCAGCCGCTCCCGGCTCAACTCAATAGGATGCAATTGTGAGTCAAGAATCCTCAAGCCAAGTCAACCGCCTGCAAGAGCTGGTCAACGGTTTCACAACTGACCAACTGCGGTACTTGGCTGTACGTCCCTTTGTGCGCTATGACAAGGAAGCCGCCAAGATTATTGGGCTAGCTGCTGAGACTGTAAGCCGCTGGGAGAACAAAGCAGACATTGATGAGGCTATAAGGCTCATGGTCATGGACGGTATTGTGGTAGCTGCTGAGATTTTGCGGCGCTATGTACCGCAAGCGGCTACTGAGCTTGTAGAGGAATTGGTTGACGATGAGGTCGGCATGAGGCACCGGGCAGCCAAAGAGGTACTTGACCGTGGCGGGTTGCCAGCAAAGCAACAGATGGACTTGACAAGCGGCGGCGAAAAGCTGGCCGCTCCCATCATTTACTTACCGGCTACAGAAAGTGAGGAATGACCACGCTGTGGAAGCCAAACGCGGGACCGCAAGAGAGGTTTCTAGCATCACCGGCGCACGAATGCCTATATGGTGGCGCGGCTGGCGGCGGTAAGTCTGACGCTCTTTTGGCGGAAGCGTTGAGGCAAGTCGCTAACCCGCTTTACCGGGCCGTGATCCTACGGCGCACCTTTCCAGAACTTGAGCAAAGCGGCGGATTGATTGACCGCTCAAAAGACCTTTATCCAGCACTTGGCGGACAGTATTCAGAGACACGCCACCGGTGGGAGTTCCCATCGGGCGCACAAATTGACTTCGGCCACATGCAGCGGGAAGACGACAAGCGCAAGTATCAGGGCGCACAATATGCTTTTGTGGCCTTTGATGAGTTGACACACTTTACAGAAACTCAGTACCTTTACTTATTCAGTCGGTGCCGTGCATCTGTTGGCAGTGATCTAAAATGCTACGTGCGAGCGGCGACAAATCCAGGCGGGCCGGGCCATGAGTGGGTAAAGCGACGCTGGGCGGCGTGGCTTGACAAGCAATATCCCAAGCGGGCAAAAGCGGCGGGATTGCATTACTATGCTAGGATTGACGGCCAAGATGTGGAAGTTGAGCGCAGTCACCCAGAGGCACGGACGCGTACCTTTATACCGGCTTTCGTGGCCGATAATCCCTACCTCTCTGGCACGGACTATGAGCGCAACTTGCAGCTTTTGCCGCTGGTTGAGCGTAAGCGCCTGCTTGAAGGCGATTGGGACATTATGCCAGGTCGGGGCCTCGTTTTCAGGCGCGAATGGTTTGAGATTGTAGACGCGGCACCGGTTGAGGCACAGCGGGCACGCTTTTGGGACTTGGCTGCTACTGAGAAAGAAGCGGCTGGCAGTGATCCAGATTACACCGTCGGTGCTCGCTGGGCACGTACTCAAAACGGGCTTTACTTTGTTGAACACGTGGCGCGCATCCGGGCACGCTGGCAGGGAATCAAGGCACTAATGAGGCAGCTTGCCGAGATTGACGGGCCAGCGGTAGCAGTTGGGGTTGAGCAAGAGCCAGGCGCATCGGGCAAGGCACTGTCTGCCGAGATCGTGCAACACCTTGCGGGCTACAATGTGCGCGGGGTTCCAGCGCGGGGTGACAAACTAGTGCGGGCTCAAGCATGGTCAGCACAGGCAGAAGCGGGCAACGTCAAAGTCGTCAAAGGGCCATGGGCTGATGCACTACTGGACGAATTAGAATGGTTTCCAGAGGGTGCCCACGATGATCAGGTTGACGCTTGCAGCGGGGCTTTTGCAATGCTGGCCGGGATGGGCTGGACCGGTTGGTGGTCCGGCACTACCGACGACGACAAAGTGCACGTAACGCCAGAGGGGGAGGAAGTTAGACCGCCTCTAAGACATAGAATAGAGATGGGGGAGAAATGAAAGTCGAGGAAACATATCACACATGCGATGTATGCCAAAGAAAAATCAAGGACTATGATCCTAATGGCAGCATAATCATAGATTGGATGGGAGGCAACCAAGTCTGGCCGATTGGTGAAAAGTGCTTCGATGTATGCGAAGGATGTGCCGGCATCTTGGCACTGGCAAAAAGCCTGGGCATAGTAACATACGATGAGGAACCGCTTTACCGCCAAGCTGGATTTGAGTGGGACAAGAAACGGCATTGCTGGCACCATCTAGGGACTGGGCTGATTAGATTTGTTGAAAAGGGGGACCAATGACCAACGAACAAACCGAACAAGCTGAGCAAGAGCAACAGAGCATCATTGTCATAGAATTCGCACGACCTGGCAGCGCAGAGCCACAACGCATTGACTGTCGAGCAGTCTCACCGGGCCAGTTGCACGCCGCGGCCAGGCGCTTGCAGTTGATGGCCGACCGCCACATACAGCAAATGTGGGCGATGACCGAGATGGCGCGTGCGCGTGAAGACGCCGAGATGGCGCAAATGCAGCAGGCGCTCAAGGTAAGTAAGGTAGACTGATGGACAAAAAGCAACTGGTGCTTGACTTCCTTGATGGTTGGGCGGCCGCATTATCTCTTGCCGCTATCATTACAGTGATTGTACATGATGATGATGCGCTAACTCTGGTGATTGGCGGATTGGCGGTTGTTGTATTACGGCTGTGGTGTGAGCGGCTAGGCACATAATGGCTGATTTTCTCAACGCTTGCATTCTCTGCTTTGGTGTGTCTGCTGTGATTGGCGCAATCATAGGCCATGAGGACGTGCTATCGTTGGCAATCTTGGCAGTTGCGGCAGTTGTGTTTCGGGTAGCGAGGGGGAAAGTATGGAAGCGCACGAGGTACAAATAACTTGCGCAGGTGTGTGGATCAATCCCACTGATGGTGTGCTTGAGCTGACCGACTATTCTAGCACAGGATCAGTTACCGTGGATTTTAACTCTAGGCATGACTTTGGTCTAGTGGTTGGCGGCCACAAACCTGCAACGTTCACTTCTGATTTTGATGGCAAGCCTCACATCCGAGCTAATGGTCATGTGCATCTGTGTGGCATTACTGTGGATGAGGATGGGAGAATTATTTACCGTTGCATTTTCCAAGGCCATGAGGTGAAAGAGGATGGACAAACACCAGATTGAGGCACTAGAAGCGGCTGAGACAGTAGTCGAGCGGGCCAAGAAAACCTTCAGCAAGCAACCTCGTTTCAAAGAGGATTCTGAGCAAGTCTTCGGTTCTGTGCTCGAATGGCTCAAATGCGCTGAGCTGAACTGCCCGGATTACGATGCCGATTCTAGGAAGCGGGATACTTGGCTGCGTGAGAACTGGCAAAGGGAGCCTCATTGGGCTGGTGTCCTAAACACGGTCATCCTCGTAGATTCAAGCCGTGGGTGGACTATGACAGGCGGGCGCAACCAGGTCTACCGCTATACTGCGCTTCTGCATGCTGCCAACGACAACAAAGGCTGGCGTCAGTACTTCCGCCAAGAAGCTTTGTCCTACCGTGTGACCGACCTGGGAGCCGTGAACGAAAATGGCCGTCAGGGTCGAGGGGGTCCACTGCGCGGCCTCTACCACGTAGATTCGGCAAGGTGCCGCTGGACCGGCAAGATTAAGACACCTCTCCAATACACACCCGCCAGCGGCGCATCACAGAACTGGCCGCCGGGCGACTTTTTCAACGTGTGCTCTATGCCGTCCGACGATGAGGCTTTTAACGGCCTAGGATACTGTGCCACCTCGCGCGCGCTCGAACTGGTCAAACTGCTCTATGGCGTGCTGATGCACGACGAGGAGCAAGTAGGCGCACGGATGCCGCGCGGGCTTTTGCTTCTGCGTAACATCTCCGAACCTCAGTGGAAAGACGCAATCAAATCACGGGCCTCTGCCTTGAACGCCAAGAACGACTTGTATTATGGTGGCGTGATGGTGCTGGCCGGCAGTGGCGCCGATGAGCCTGACGCCAAGTTGGTGGCTCTCTCTCAGTTGCCGGCGAACTTCAACCGCCAAACTTTCCTTGACCAAACTATGGCCGGGTATGCCCTCGTCAATGGCTACGATCCGCGTGAGTTCTGGCCGCTGTCGGCCGGGCCTCTTGGGACCGGGACAGAAACAGCGGTACAGCACGAAAAGGCAGCCTCGAAGGGTGCTCTGGAATTCCCGCACGCCTACCAGGAGCGGTTGCAGCAGGAGATGCCCGACTCGCTTGAATTTGCCTTCGAGGAGCGCGACGAGCAGGGGCAGTTGCTACAGGCAGAGGTTGCGCAAGCATGGGCTGATGCTGTGAGCGCGCTTTACAAAGGTGATCAGGTGATGGGCGAAGGTTTGGTTACCAGAGATGAGGCGCGTTCACTTCTCGTCGATCAGGGCATAATCCCAAGCGAGTGGACAGAACTTGAGGAAGACACAAAAGCCGACGATGAAGACGCCGAACGGGGCAGAATGCGCAGGATGCGAGAGAGCGCGCTAATGTCGGGTAGCGTGATCCGGGCAGCGCAGTTGTTCCCGACCGAGCCGATTATCCGCTATCACTGGCCCAGCGGTCGTGAGATTGTGCTTTGGGACCGGGCTTCTGATGTGCTACGTAGACAAATCTGGCCGGTTGCGGTATCGAGGCAGACTGACGACGAGGGCGCAGTGCTGTTCGCCGAGGGCGATGTGACAATCACCGAGGCAGATGTAGAGCGGGCCATAGAAGAAGGTAGGCAGCGGGTAGGGCCTGAGTTCGCGCAGTTGTTGGAAGCAGAACCAGAAGCACAGAGGCAGCGGCGCGGGTTAATTCAGAAACTACTGAGGGGGAAACGATGAATATAGACTATGCTATTTTAATCATCACGATTGTGCTTGCGATTGTGCTAGGTGAGATGCTAGCTCAAGTGTGCTTGATAGAACTGACAAAGCACAGACGCAAGCAATTGCGCAAACAGTCCGCATCTGTGCCAAGGCCAAAGTCAGAGCCGCAGTCAATCGAGTTCAACATGGTACTGTCTGGCGTGGATGACGTAGAGGCTGGACTACTGCGCATTGAGAATGTGATAGAGCGAATTGCCGAAGCCGCTGATGGTGTGCCGATTACGGTCAATAACTGCTATGGCAAAGATGCGGGAGAGAGGGAAACGTGACTGACGTTATAAGCGAGGCTATGCTTGCCGCTGGTCTAGAGCCAGTCGAGTTTGCCAAACCGCTCAAAAACCTAGGCGCTACTGTTGAGTTCAAAAAGATGATTGAGCCGCGTCACTTGTCCGAGTGTCACCAGGCAGTGGGTTGGGCGCTGGGCGTCTTGCTGGGCATGTTTGGCAAGAATCTATATCACGTCAAGCGTTTGAAGATGACCAACGACGAGCAGGGTGTTGTAGTTACAGCGGTGGCCTATGTCACTTACCACACATTTGAGGATGACCACGTGGCGTGGTTTGATGATTGTCTGACCGAATTGGCTGAGATTGAATGGCCGTCAACGGGGTATGTGCATGGGGACCGCATGCACTGGCGTTGGAACTCTGTTGCCAGGATTGGGGATATAGACGTGTTCCAGCAAGTGCGCGGGGATGGACGAAGCGAACCGGTAAAGTGATTCAAAAACTACTGAGGGGGAAAAGATGAGCAAGCGAGTTGAAACAGAAAACAAGCGGGAAGGATTGGCACCATGTCCGTTTTGCAGTTGCCGTGATGCGGTGCTGGTCACAAGCGAAATGGACGGCCTGCCAGAGCTAGAAGCGGACTACTTTGTGAGGTGCAATCACTGTTTTGCGCAGGGGCCTAATCGAATGAACGAAAGTCAGGCCATTGCAGAGTGGAATAGAAACGCAGAACAAAAATGCAGATGCATCAAAGCCGACTGCGATGCTATGGACTTGGCAAAACGCATCACGGTTGAGGTAAAAATCAAGCACCTTACTAAGTGGCGTTGGCGTATGCAGTTGGCATGCTGGTTAATGTCGCTAGCATCATGGCTAGGTTGCTTTGGCGAGGTTGTGTTCAAGGCAGAAGATGAGCAAGAAACAAGCCAAGACTGACCGCCGCAACCGTGAACTGCAACGCCTCCAATTGGTGGTTGCTAGGCAACAAGCCGAGATGGCGCAATCTAGGCCGGTAGACGCACAAGCCGAACACGTCAAGCCGGTCGTCGGGATGCCTGCTGACGTGGTTTTGACGCTGGAAGGCTACAACAAAAAAGACGCAATCCGCCGACCGGTGCGCGTGGGCTGGAACCGCTTTGGCCTCAAGGTCAAGTGGTATTACCACGACGTGACTTTGCTACTCAAGCGCATCGAGGCAGGCGGATTGTACCAGGTGGCAGAGGTTGAGGAAACAGAGAGGGGGAGCGATGCAGAAGCATGAATACTGTGAACAGATTGTTTGGAGCATGAAACAGTTGTCCAATCTGAGCAATGAACAACTGATTATGATGGCATTAGCTGAATTGCTTGAGACAGTCCCAGGCATAGACAGAGACAAACCAGAATTGCGAGCGCTGGCCGACACATTACAGGAGAGGGAGAGCGATGAATAGAGCAAGAGATATTACATTTGAAAAGGGTTGGGTTTCAGGCGGTATTAGACTCTATCCATACCAGGGCGGTTTTGGCGTGTCAATATCCTTCTGGCCTTGTATTAGGCGTCCAGAGGTTTCAATTTATCTTGGGCCACTTAAGTTCTGGCTAGGCATTAGTGGCAAGCAGATTTTTGCATGGATGATTAAGTTTTTGAGAAGGAGCACGGGCCGTTAGCATCACAGGTTGAGCTTGGTACTTTGCTGGTTGAAAACGATGCGTACGCATAAGATGGTAGTTAAAGATTGGCACCGCTGCTGTGATAAAGCTACCAAACACATTCATTGTGCTGTGGATAGGACGAGTTGGATCTTTGTGCCTGGATTTGTGGTCATCACACATTGTCCGTTTTGCGGTGAGAAGCTGCCAGAGATAAAGCTGGAAAGGGTAGGCAGTATACCTAACGAGGATGGGTGAGCGCGGCGCGTGTGTGCCTGTGGTTCACAGGCGAAAGAGGGGGAATAGTGGACAACTCGAAATACCTAGAGCTGGTGGACTTGGTAGGCGCTATGCTAAAAACCATCATTGGCCTACTCAACAAACTGACCTGGATTCTACCGCCTTCAGTCCATGAGCGCATCTTGGCGCGGACCGGTTGGCGTTTGGTCAAAGTCATTGACCAGGAAACCAAGAAAATCACTTTGAAATGGACGCAGAAATACCCGCTTGACGTGGAAGGCATTACAGCATCATGCACACTTTGAAAGCCGCTGTCATTGGTCTGGGCGAAATGGGCCAGCATCACGCGCGCGTCTATGCGCAGACGGAGGATGTTAGGCTGGTCGCAGTTTGTGACAGTGACCCGACGAGGCTTGAGAACGTCACGCGCACCTGGGGCGCAATGACCTACACCGATGTGGCCGTGATGTTTGCCGAGTGTCGGCCAGACTTGGTAACGGTGGCGGTGCCTACAGTGCATCACCTCAAGGTTGCGGGATTCGCGTTGACTCAGTGCCATGTTCTTGTAGAGAAGCCAATCACACACACAGTTGAGGCAGCGCGGGCGCTGATTGGCATGGCTCAAGAGGTCGGGCACATCTTGGCGGTGGGCCACATAGAACGATGCAATCCAGTTGTGAGCGCAGTCAAGCGCCACATTGACGCCGGCGATCTTGGCAGAATCTACCGGATCAGCACAAGGCGCGTTGGACCGTCACCGGTGCGCATTCGGGATGTAGG